GTAAGTTGATTGAATTGTAATCCAGAATAATTAGGATGCCAGAATTGATATTTGTTATATTCACCATTCTTTTTTACTAATTCAATAGAACCTAATGGTTTATCAGATACAAACATACTAGGTGCAGAACAACCCCCAGCAGCTTTTATAAATTCTGTATTCATATATAAATTACCATATATGTCTTCTGCAACTACTCTTAAATAAGTATATGCATTTACTCTAATATTAGTTTCTACATATGCAGGTATATTATCAAATTCAAATATAGCACAACATGGTGTAGGATTCTCATCTATAATGAGAGTAAATTTAACTATACCAGGCGAATCAGTATAAATCTTAATTGGAACATTACCACCATTTATAGCACGATATGGTGCCTCTATATGAATGAATTGACTATCACCAGTTATTTCTTTATCATTAAAAACGGTCTCTTTAATCCATTCATTCCAAGAGTAATGTGTTGCTGAAGATACTGGTAGACAAACCAGTAATAAGATTAATAAAAGTTTTTTCATACAATTATTTAGTTCTCTTCTTATGTTTATTATAAGCTCTGTTGGCCTTGATTTTTCTAATTGTTTTCTTACCATATCTTTTTGCAAGAGGACTATTAGGGTGTTTATCAGCGATTTTATGAAAAACTTCTTGCATACCACTATCACCCATTTCAGATTTAGTTGTACCACTTACAATATTCATTGTTGTAAAAATAGATTGAATGTGAGGATTATCTTCTAGATATTTTAGTTTTTCTTCATATGACATTATCTCGTCATACTCTTCACCTGTTTTGTTATTTCTAAATTCGTATCTAGGCATCTAACTTTTTATTAATCTGTAATCTCAAGTCAAGAATTCTCTCTTCCATGTAATTAACTGAAGTATGTACATAACCCATATCTTCTGGACCATTATCTTTAATAAATTTTTTGGCAATTTTTACTTCATCTTGAAGCATCATAAGTTTATCAAGTTTAGATATCATTTTTTTATCCTTTCTATTTCATCATTTAATTCTTTAATTCTAATATATAAATTTTGTACTTGTTTTTGTAATTGATATATTTCAAACTTATAAAGTTCTTCTTTACTTAACCAGTTCTTTTTAAGTTCTGCTCTATCTTTTTTAATGTTTTGTGATTCTAGATAATTTAAATCACTATCTACTATGTGGTCATTAATCATATCATAATATCCTTTTTTTGAAACCATAATGGAACACTCCTGTTTTTCCAAGTAGCGAATCTGACTTTTTCTTTTATATAGTAATTTTTATAAGCAGATATAACATTATTAGTCTTACAATACTCTGGCATGCATTGTGGTAATGATGTAAGACCAGAGTCTTTTATATTGTTTGGTGGTCTTTGTAACCACTTCATCGGTTTAGATGAACCGTGAATCTTACCATATCTATATGTATATTCTTCTAAAAGAGCTTTATATAGATTAAATAGTTTCATATAATTTGATTTAGTTTCCATAACCCAAACAGTATCAGGATGCTTTGTATGTGCAGCTAGAAATATATTGTTTTCTCTATCATCATTCAATTTCCATCTTTTAACATTTCTACCTGTTTTACTTTTACCTATATACATTTCACCATCAATTAAACGATGTGCAGTAGATAACATTTGTGCATACTCTGTTGGCATCTTTACAACATGCTTATCACAATGCATGATTGAACATTGTATTGGGTCTTCATGTAATTCAAAAATATTCATTTATAAAATATGTGCCTTCCTACTTTGGTAGTTACTTCTAAATGATTGGCCCACCTGGGGTGAACATAATCTGCATGATACCAAAGTGCACCACCAGTTATATCAATCATACCTTCGTGTTCACCATTGACAAACTGTTCAGCCAATTCAAACAATTCTGAATAAGTTTTATCATCTTTTGGTTCATCTGAATAACCATCACAGAACCAACTAAACTGACACTTATTCTTAATAGGTTTTATAATACCCTTTTCTTTTAACCACCATTGTGATATCTTGGCTTGTTCTATTACCTCACAAATAGTGTTAGGATATTCTTCACTATTTACTCTATTATACACTACTTGAGTCGTTGCCACAACCCCTGCGATACCTTCACTTCTTGCCTCAAAATACATATTTTTTGCAAGACAAGTTATTTCATTATTCTTAAAAAATGGGTCTTCTACTGGTATCGGTGTAACAGAATTTGTTCTTATAACAATTTTTTGATTATCTATTTCACTATTATCACGAAAGAAAATGTTATAGAATACATAACATAATCCTAGTAATATAAAAATTAAAACATATTGTCTATATTTTTCGTCTTTATCCATTATACCTCTCTCTTTAGATGATTGCTAGAGAAACTAAAATAGTTCTCTAGCAACCTAGAATACACATTCTTATTGACCATTCTTAAAGTTTTCAAACATTGCCAATAGTAAGAATGCGATTCCAACAGCTGAGCAGATGGAAAGAGTTGTGAGAGAGGCATCACCATCAACAGCACCAGCCGCCAGAATACTAAAAATCAAACCAATTGTTGTATAAATCATAAACATAATATACCTCATAATATAAATTAATAATTATAATAATAACACATTATAGCAATGTGTCAACCCCCTAAGCACTTTTTTTGTAGTCTTTATGAGTAGTATCAAAAAACTGTTCGTCCCAACTAAAAGCTTGTTGAACAACTTGTTTTGATAAGCCCTTGAATTTCTGATGTAATTTCTTATCTTTTGTAAGTATTAGTACATCAGCTTCGTTCTCTTGTAAACCTTCTAACATTTGTATAAACATATTTTCACATTTATGTTGTGGTAATTTATCGTTACCACCTTTTACAAAATTGTATAACAAACGAGCTTCGTTTTCTAATCTAGTGTGTTGTGTACCTTCAGGTGCATCATTCTTTTTAAATGGTACATCACCGTCAGGTAACCTCCAAACAATTTTTGGGTCAAAAGATGCTTTCATAACCATTCTTAAACCTGGGCTATCATACTTTCTTAAAACCTCAATTTTTTTTTCTTTAACTTTTGCATTATTAACCATGGTTAGTATTTCACTAATCAAAGGTCTTACTACATCTATTGCCATTAAAAATCTCCTAGTCTTTCAGTTAGTTCTCTCAATCTGTGTTTCATAAAATATGGTAGAATTTTACTTCTAGTGTTGTCATATTTCTCATTCCAGCATTTATATATATTGTTCTTAATTTCATCTGGTATGAGAGATAAATCTATTAACTTACTATTTCTTTGAAAGTTTCTTTTTAGTTCATCATTCCAAGAATCAATTGGCCAAGTACCAACTTGTTTCCAATCATCAATCTTTTTTTTACCTAATGGTCTTTGTCGTAAACCATCTGTAAATGTATTATCAGGTGAAAGTATATTTGGTATACCATCACCACGGTCACCTTTAAAAATATGTTCTATTTTGTAATCGTCAGGATTTTTACCATTTACATATTTTTTAAGAGTTGGTGAATATTGTTGTACATTATTATGAACTTGTAATTGTATAAAATCTTTATCACCAGATAATATTAATATTTTTTCAAATAATGTCGGTGTTTTAGATACACAATCTACAATAGTTGCTATGATATCATCAGCTTCTGCACCATCTACTTGTAAAACTTGATAAGGGAAAACTTCTTTTATTTCATCTCGAATGAGATTTAAAGTTTCAAATAATTCATTCCAATTTAGACTTGAATCTGTTCTATCTTTTTTTCTGTTTGATTTATAGTTAGGAAAATATTCTCTACGCCAATAGTGTTTATCATCATAACATAGAATTAATTCACCATAATCATTTGAGAATTTTGTTCTATATGACCTTATTGAATTTAGTACCAAATGTCTTACTAAATCAACACTTAAATCATTATGTTTTATTTGCATCATCAGATTACTAATTGTAACCTGATTCATATCAACTAATATCATTTTTTTATTTTTTTGTTTTATCCAGTAATTCTGGAATCAACTCCATATTAAACATTGTATTTGTTTTACCATTTTTTGTTTCAGTAATCATAAACTTATCAATCAAATCTTGCATGTCGTGTTTGATATCTAAATCTCTATATAATGCACTTTTAATACTTTCAATTATAAATGATAAATCTTTTATAAAAGTTTGTTTACTTATTTGAATACCATTATCACCTAATGAATGTACTAATTGTACAATAAGTGCTTCAGTAAGATTATCAGCAAAACTCATATCCTCAGCTAGTTTTACATAATCATAATTAGGTACTTTTATTTCTCTTCTAGATTTAAACTTTTTGCTGGGGAATTTTACTATATTGCTCATACTGATATTTATATCCAATAATTTACTAGACCTGTAATTGATATAATAAAACCAACTACATTTAATAATATGATAGAACCATCTTTCCAATAATATCCTACACTAACCCATACAATACTTCCTATGGTCATAAAGTATAGATTTAAAGGATAGACATTAAAAGATGTAAAACATAAGCCTATCAACAATAGGAAAGAACCACACCATTTTAAACCTCTAACTTCTCTAACTTCTCTCTTTTTCTTATACATCTCCTCGTACTCGCAGCTATTTCTTTTCTTCTCTTTTCATTTCTTGTTTCAAAGAATTCTCTTTTTCTAATCTCATTAAAAAAGTTTTCTTTCTGTAATTTCTTTTTTAGTTTTCTGATTGCTTTATCGATGTTACCATTCTCAACCATAACAGCTGTACCTGGTAATCTTTTACTATCATGTCTTTTCTTTTTAAAATTATTATATCTTCTAAACGCCATCATATACCTCTTCCATACTCAAATTAGTAACTTCTGCTTCATATTGGTCGACACCAGTTAAAAAAGCATTAATATCTGTTATCGAAAGTTTTTTAATATCCGAAACATCTGCACATTTCATAACATATTCTTGTACATGGTTTGGTATATCTTCGTGTGTATTATAAAAATAAATCATATTCACCTATATTGTTAAGTTTTATATCGTCTAATTTCACTTGATATCATATCAGCATAATGTGTTAACCAAGCTTTTGATTGTTCATCTAAATTATAAGTAGATTGGTCTGTACACTTATTTCTCATATATCGAATAATATTTTCGATACCTATAATAGCAAGTTGTTTATTAGTTTTTAAATTATCCATAATCATATCCTATCACAAAAATTATCTATTGTCAACACCATAAAATGTTGAATCACCCATTTGTAATGTACACCACGCTTGAATCCAATCAAGATTGTTTGTTTTACAAATTTTTTTAAATTGTTCTGAATAATCACCATCTGGCCATTGACCTGCCATCATAGCTTCTTCTTGTTCATATAAATCTTTTAATTTTTTAAATATTTCATTTGATACTGGAATCATTTTACATACCTTTCTTTAACACTATCACCATAATTATCAACTAAATCAACATAATCACCAAAGTAAAATAAAAATGTCTGAACTAATGTATCATAGTCACCAGACTCTTTCATTTCATTAATAATTTTGTTACCATTTTCACCTATATCTTTTGCCATTCTTTTGGCAGTTGCCATTAAATTAAAGGCATTGCCTGCCGGACCTTCTATATTGATTTCTCTAAAATAATTCATAATTTACCTTTCTTTATTATATTATTATTATACACTACTTTTAAACATATGTCAAGTCTTGATAGTTTGACCAAAAGTCATTCCACACATAATTTGCAATCCAATGTACATCAGCTTCACTCCAGATGTTTCCACATTTGTCTTTTGCAACATCAAAAAACTCTTCAAATGACTCACATTGTGAGATATCGTTTTCATTAACATTATCATAAAATCTTTCTAAAAGATTATTCATATGTTTATCATCTATATTTGCTATTGTCATAATATATCCTTTCTAAATTAAAATAATGATTCACCAGAACCATGTAAATGATTCTCAACTTTAGTTGTTCTTCTTAATTCACCATTAACAACTTTAAATGGTGCAGACTTATTGTGACACTTTTCAGTAACCCACTTTAAAGTGTTAAGAGCTTCTTGAAAAGTAGTTAACTCATCGTGCAAGTCATAACCAGCACTACAATCTGTATCGTTATCTAAAGCCTCTAATATAGTGTACTTTGTTTTTAACTTTAATACAGTTTCGTGTATTTCTTTAAGTATTTCTTGTTTTTTGTTTCTATGTAAATATGTCATGTTTTTTCCTTTCTTTCTTGACTTTATGTACTCATTGTACTATGCTATGAGAGCATTGTCAAGGGAAAAAACCAAAAAAAACCAAAATAATCGCAAAAAAGATGCTAGTTAAATCAATAACTTACGATAAAATGGGTAAAAAAAGATGCTAGTTAAATCAATAACTTACGATTTGGTGTAATATTTACGATAATCGTTATGATTACCATACCAATGTACTTCTGTAAGTATTTTGTCTTTGTTTGATGAAAGTATGTGATTTTCCCACCAATCTGGTTCTTTTACAGTACAATGTGCATTTTCACCATTTGGTAGTATTGCATGTGCTAATCTTGTACAGATTGCAAGATAAACGAACTTGTCTGCTCGTTCAAATATTTGATTTAATGTTTTGGGTATTACTTTTTCAGGAATATGTTCTAATACATCTGTTGATATAACACCATCAAAAGTTCTATCTGGTAGTGTGTCGTGTTCTTTAAATCCAGGGTCATATAAAAATATATTCTCATCTTTTACATGAAATAATATATTACTATTTGATTGTTTGTATTGATTACCTTTACCACAACCGTAATCTAAAACTGTTGTTGAAGCAGTTGATAAAACTAGATTAGCAATATTAGGTATTTCTTTATCTAAACTAACACCTTGATAGTTTCTACTATCTTCATGCATTTCTTTATATAAGTTAATATATTTGTTTTCAATCTTCATTTTGTTTATGTAATATCATAAAGTATTCTGCATCAATCAATACCAAAGGTTTTTGATTATTTCTTTTTAAAACAACTATGGGTTCATAATTACCAGAATTATCACATGCCTGATTATATGCCTCCCATAGATTTACTTTTTCTTGATTTTTACATTCAACAGAATATGGAAACTTTTTTCTTGCAGCTCTAGCCATAATTAAATCTTCACCACCAGCACCCATTGAACGACTTTCAATGTCTTCTTCGTGTATCTTTAATTTTTCTATGAGTTGTTCCCTAACCCATTTCTGTAATCTTCTACCTTTTGCTTTTGCACTACTAGTATTCATCGTATTCTAAATCGTCCTCACTATCCTTTTCTATTTCATGTTTACAAAAAGGACAATATAATATTTCATAATACTCCTCGTCCATATTATGTTTTATTGTAAATTCTGCTTCACAGTTATTACAATATATTATTTTCTTCGGCATTATTGAATCTCACATGACCCAGCAGAACAAGCTAGTTCTTGAGAACCAATAGTCATATCTGTTTTTTCATAATCAGATAATTTACTCCAATTAACTTCAGTTGGCATTTTTTTTACCAATTCTGAATATTCTATTAAAGTACAATCTTGATAAGGTGCTTGTTTATATGTATGTTCACTATATGGTAAGAAACTTACTCCACTCATTAAGTCAAAGTTCTTATATACCCATGCACCAACTTCAATCCACTCTTCTTCTTTAACAGAAATAGTTACAGAAGGTTTGTGTTCACACCAATGTACTTGATATGTTTTCCAAAGTTCTAGTTGTTCAATCGCAGTTAAATCTTGTCTGAATACTGCATCTGGACTACACTTTATTGGAAATGAAAACACAGTAGTATCATTTGGTTTCATAACATCATCTTCGGCAGGAAATCCTTGTTCTATCATCATCTTTGTGAGTGGGTCTTTCTTATCACCTCTTACAGTTCTAATGTAATAAAGGTTGTGTCTAGCGTGAATACCACTCGCACTATCTACTAATTGTGAAACTGTACCAGAGGGTTTCACACAAGTGATTGCAGCCGATTGATTAATCTTTAATTTATTAGACCATTCTTTATTTGTATCTACTGACATTTGTTTTAGATTTTTCAATAGCACATCTAAACCAGGCAATTTACCAGCAGTCCATTTATTATCCATAATACCAGTAAGTGATACACCAAGTAATCTTTCTTCAATACAATTCTTTTTCCAATCTTTACTTACATATTTAAAATTAGTTAATGTAGATTGAAATGTTCCAAGTATTGTTGCAAGTCTTACCTTATTTAATAATGTATCTTCTGTATCGTCTGGTCTAACAACAACTTCAGATAAGTTACAGAATTCTCTACTTCGTAAAATTATCTCTGAACAAGGATTTGTTCCAAAGTCGTGTCCAACATCTCTTCTTTCATTCTTCTCTGCAATCTTCTTTGCAGACTCTCTATTGAATATACCTCTCTCACCAGACTTGGAATCATAAAGTGCTTTCCATTCGTCCATAAAAATACCTATATCTGGTTTCTCTGTATAACACGCAGAGTTATTTGCAAGTGCTCTCTGTCCATTATCAATCCACCATTGACCAGACTTTGCAACTCTCATTCTATCATCTGATAGATTAGACAAACTAATCAATGCACTTCGTCTAACACCACCAACAACGACAATCTCTGCCGTTTTACAAACAATATCGTGACATTCAATAGAACTTAATTTTCTTCCGTGTGCATTTTGAAATATTTCTTTTGTAAATTCAAATAATCTTCTCAAAGGTTCAGGCCCAGATGCACGACCACCAAAAGTTTTTAATGGAGCACCAGCTGGTCTAACTTTACTTAAATCCCATTTAGGTATTTGTCCGTGATACAACATTGCAACAAGTTCTTTAAATGCTTTTGCCCAACCCATTTTACTATCTTGAACAACAATAGTCGTATCACTAGGGTGAAACTCATCTGCAACTGTTGGTAGATTACTAACAAACTGTCTTTCAACTGAGAAACCTACCCCAGTTCCATTCATTAGTACATATAATATTTCATCAAATGCTTGTGGTCTATCAACTGCAACATAACTACAATTATAACCAGCAATATTTTCTCTTTTTAACGCTTCACCAGCAGTCATTAAACATCTCATAGAAGGCATAATTTTAAGATGTATTACTGCATCTTCCAACTCTTCTCTTAATGATTTATCTAAACTATATTTACAACTTTGTTTTAAATGTTCTTGAAAAAAATCAAAGTATCTTGTTACTGTTTCTCTCCAAGTTTCTCTTCTACCTTTTTTTGGTAGCCACCTTGAGTATCTTGAAAGGTGTATAAATTCTTGATATTTTGTTGGAAGTTTACCATTAAGCATCTATTTTTCTCCATTCGTTAAATCGGACTTTTGCCTCTAGTCCCTTATATGTGTTATCGTCTATTAGTTTCTTTATGTCTTTTACTCCAGACACAACCATTTCATTAATGTCTTTCTGTTTTATTTGTTCTGGAAACAAACATACAGAAAAATCATCTTCTATAAAACTTCTAATTCTTTTTACTATTTCCCTATTTCTTGGTTCATTATCTGGTATCAATGTCACATTATCTTTCTTATCAATTCTCAAATCAGAGTGTGCAGTTGCAACACAATTATCTAGAAATAAACTATCAATCGGGCCTTCAACAACATAAACTTTCCTACCCCAGTTGATACTGTCTAAACCATATAGTTTCTTTTCATCACTCAATCTAATGGTCAAATACTTTGGTTCTTCTTTACCAAATGCACGACCTTGTAGTGCGAACATTTTATTACTCTTATCTAAAAAAGGTATCACAAATCTTGGGTGGTCACCTTTTAAAGATGGAAACTTGTTCGGTATAAAAGTATTAACCCACTCATAAAATCTGTTGCAGAAAAACAACTTGTAGTGAAAACGACTTTGAATATGTCTATTTCTTACCCATTTAGTTACTGGGTGGTCTGGACTAAGTTGTGAAATTTTCTTGAGTTTTTTGAGTGGAGAATCTCCTTTTAGAAATACTGGTTTAGTTAAGTTCAAATCTTTTTTATTATCGTCTGATTGTATATATACATTCTTATTTTTATAGATTTCAAATGTATATTCTTTGTGCAAATCACTATTTACATATCTTAACAGACTACCAAAGTCAGTAGATTTCTCACAATTATGACATTTATAAACATAAAATGTCTTATTGAATATCAGATAACCTCTGGCTTTAGTTTTAGACTTTTCTGAATCACCACAGTATGGACATCTGAAATTGTATAGATTACCAGATTTCTTTTTAAACTGTGATAACTTTGAAGATAAAAGACCAATATATTTTGTATCAACAAAAGTGTTCATAGATAAACATTATATATCATAATTTAAAGATTGTCAATACTATATAGCGAACATAATTACTTTATGAAGAATAAATCCAGCGACTATTGAACCACCGATAATAATCCACCTCCACTTTTCTAATATACCTACCCTATTAGATAATTCTCTTTGAAGTTGATGAAATCTTTCAATATCATCTGAATTGTGTTTACTTATGAGTGTGACTATTTCTTTGTAATTTGATGTAACTCTTGAATGTAATTCTTGTATTTCTTTTTTTATTTCTTTTTCATTTTTTATTAATTCTTCTTCTTGTCTTGCAAGTTTTTCTTCGTGTACTGCAAGTATTTTATTAATACAGTTTGATACATCTGTAAGTTTAGTAATAGCAGTATCAAGGCGTGAGTGAATATGTTTCATATCACTTACATCTTTTTTAAGAAGTTCTAGTTCGGTTTTTATTGTCATAGTATAATTATTTATATGTGTTCAAATTTTTGACACCAATTATAATTTGACACTACCATTCAGATTTAACTAAAGTCCAAACTCCATATGCAATAGCGATGTATGCAGCCCATGTAACAATCCCTTGAAATAACAATGCAATAAGACCCATTGCAATTAATACAACACCATCAAGACTTGTTCTTTCTTCTAATCTATCTTTTACCCAATCTATTGAATCTTCAAACCATTCTTTCATGTTAGTCTCCTATTTGTAAATTTCTTTTTCTATGTTTATTCCAAGCAAACCAACCACCTAATCTAAGTGCCCAGTACGCAAGATAGTTTAGAAAATAGAAACCATTTATTTCTATGTTTATATCTCTGAAAATTTTATCTGCTTGTTTTTGGTCAACCACCAACAAAGAACTTTTTTGTAAAGCAGGTTTCAGAGCTGCATATTTATAAGCATAATCGTGGATTAAACCACCTAAAAGTAATACCCCAACTGGTGATAAAAAAGTTGCTAAAAACTTAGGTACACTTGCACCATCAAAAGAAAAACCTTTTGGTATTACATATTTAATACCATTTAGTTCATAATGAAAATCTTTTGATATTTGCCATCTTCTTCTACCTAATAACCACATCAATATTGCACCCCAAAAACCTTTATCTCTGGTTGCAATTCTGATAGGTCTCATATGTGGATACTCATCATATTTAAAATTGACTCTCCACTTATTTGCTTGTTTTTTATCTAAAAAATTTATAATCATACCAATGATTATCAATATGATTACAACTGTCCACTGCCAGAACTGTTCTGCAAGTGATAATATCATTTCCATTATTTCTTTTCCTTTGGTTCGTAATATTCTTTATACGATTTAATGATTTCTGATTTAGTTTTGAGATTGTGTCTTATCTGTGCAAAGTTCTTTGCAATCAGTTGATAATCATTGTCTGTAAGACCGAATAAAACTGGGTCAATACCTTCTTCTTCAAGTTTCTTAAATACTTCTTCTGCATTTTCTGATGTGATAACAATCCACTTTATTGATTCTAGTTTACCTAAAACAGGCTCTTCTAAACCAAGAGGTTCTCTTTCAACTGGTGTGAAAAAAGTTTCTATCTTCTTGATACTAGAACAACTAGTAAGGAATATAATTAGGGTTAGCGATAGAAGGACACTCCCTATTGATTTCACTTTTCTTTGTTGCATTTATTTCTTTCTCTGTTAGTGGTGAACCAGATGATATTTCTACACATCTAAGTGCAGCTGCACTTGCCTTATTTATTATTCTTTGAATCACTTTATCTTTTGCGATTGCAGTTTTACCTATATCTCTATCACCTTTAGTAAATCGTTTATCTAAATCATTGAGTTCTTGTTGAAGATTGTTTGAGAGTGTTGTGAGTTTTTTATTTGTTTCAAGTATGGTTTCAAAATCTTTTTTCTGTTGTTCTATTACCATTTTTTGTGATTCAACACTTTGTTCTAATACCATATTGTTTGCTTTAAGTACAGCGTTATCTGCACGAAGTTTGAATACATAAGTAAACGCACCACCTATACCTATAATCATCACTAAAGTGATTGCCATTTTTGCATAACCAAAAATCATTTACTTAAAATCTTTCTCTGATATTCCACGCATCAGTGTTAAAAAATTTCTATGTTGACTATGTGGTACATCTATTGTATCTGTTCCTATTTGTATCATCATTTTTTTACCACCAAATCTATCATCATCAAAAGATAATCTAATACCTCCTCTCATAAATCTATTTTCATCAACCTCTTCTTTTTTCTTCTTCTTTTTAGATGCATTTAAATCAGCTATAGGTTTAGAAGTTAAGTCTGCATAAGGGAAGTTGTAATATTCTTTGAACTTTTTCATATTAAACCTATGAGAATTTTACTTGTTTCATTGCAAACTTTTGTAATTTTAAAAAGTCAACAAGTGTTCCGTTCATCAATTTTTCTATTTTCTTTTTATTATCTGGTTTCACTGCATCATATACTTTCATAATCGCACTTGCAGTAAATAAATCAACAGTTGCCTGTTTGTCTTTGAACTTAACTTTTTGATTTTGTTTTTTCTTCACAATGTTTTGTAAAACTTTTAAATTAGTTTCTACAAGTTCGTGTTCATTTCCAAAATCATTTACTTTTTCAATTATTTTTCCAACAAAATCATTAGACCTAAATGTCTCTTCTTTTAATTGTTTGTTTAACATTTTGTCAATTTGTGGATTAGATGCACCTTTTTCTGTTGGACTACCCATAGATGATTTACCTAGAACAGACCTCATAAAATCATTGACTTGTTTCTGTGAACCTTTTACTCTAACTTGATTACCCATCATTGCAGATTTTAATCCTAATCCTTTAGCGTTTTTTGCAATCTTCATTGCCATTTGATTTGGATTATCACCTTTTACAAATAAATTTGCAACTGCCTCTTCAAGGTCATCAAATTCAACATCTTCTTTTTGAAAAGTATAATTAAAATTATCTTTACCTATTTCTTTTTCTATCTTTGACAATATACTTTTTTGGTCTTTCATAGATATAGGAGCTTTACCCCCATCTTTACCTATAAATAAAAATTTTCTAGAAAATTTGTCATACTCAATTTTCTCTTTATCTAAAAGTTTCATTACTTTTTTTCTTAAAGTTGGTGTAAGTGTTAATGCAAAATGTTTTCCATAACCTCTAAAATCTTCATCTGTCATTATTTCTTCCTTGACTGTTTCTTCTACCTTAATATTATATTTTTTTTTAGTAGCCG